TCGACTCTGGGGCTAAACAAATGGGGGCTTATGCCCCCGTTTCTAATCTTTTTTAAGGAAATCTATCATGGCACTCCCTAATGGCGCTGGTGGCTATCAATTTGGCGATGGCAACGAAACCGAAATTAACATGGTCACGCAAGTGACTCCTACAGCTAAAGTAGCCGCAGCCACTCTGACTGCTGCTGAGTTAGCAACTGGCATCATCACCTACACAGGTGCTGCTGTTGCGTTAACAATGCCTTTGGGCGCTGACCTTGACGTGGCGTTCCCGAGTATGAAAGTCAATAGTTGTTTTGATTTTTACATCATCAATATTGGTGCCACAAACGCCGCTACGGTCACGGCTAACACCGGCGTGACTTTGGTAGGTGTTGCAGCAGTTTCTGCTAACACCGCTTGCCAATGGCGTGTTCGCAAAACCGCTGATGCAACTTACGTTGCCTTACGCGTCGCAGGTTAACGCGTAGAGGGGCGGGCGATCCTCGCCCCTCGCACTAGGATACTAAATGCACATTTATTTAAAGCATCCGCAACACGGTCAGAAAGTAGCAATTGCTGAAGAAGAGGCAATTGAAGATGTTAAAAACGGGTGGGTACGATATACTTTGGATACGCCTGAAGAGGTGGAGCCTGTCAACGAGCTAAAACGTCGTCGTAAAACTTCGGACTAACTATGGCAACTTACACAGCGGGCGACCAAATCAATGGGGCTTTAAGGCTGCTTGGCGTACTCGCTGAAGGTGAAACACCTTCTGCCGCTACCGCACAAGATGCGTTGTTTACGCTTAACCAAATGATTGACAGTTGGTCAACTGAGCGTCTATCAACGTTCAATACGGTTGACCAAACGTATCTTTGGCCAGTAGACCTTATTACCCGCACACTCGGCCCCACTGGTGACTTTGTAGGCGCTCGCCCCGTTCTGTTGGATGACGCTACCTACTTCCGTGATCCAAGCACCAACGTGTCGTTTGGCATCAAGATGATCAATCAGCAGCAATACAACGGTATTGCTGTGAAGACGGTGACCTCTACCTACCCACAGGTGATGTTCACCAACATGACGTTCCCTAACATTACAATGACCATTTACCCAAAACCCACGCGGGAATTGGAATGGCATATTATTTCAGCGCAAGTGCTTACCGAACCGGCAACCCTTGTAACTGAGCTGTACTTCCCCCCTGGTTACATGAGAGCGTTTCGCTACAACTTGGCTTGCGAACTTGCACCTGAGTTTGGTGTTGAGCCCTCGCAGCAAGTGTCACGCATTGCGATGTACTCCAAGCGCAACATTAAACGCATCAACAACCCTGACGACATTATGTCGATACCTTACGCTCTGGTATCAAACCGCCAGCGATTTAACATCTATTCCGGTAATTATTAAGGACTAACCATGCCAAACGTAGCCATTACTGCGCTGCCCGTTGCAACCTCTGCTGTTACGACAGACGTATTGCCTATTGTGCAGGGTGGCATTACCAAACAGGTCACCAACGCGCTTTTGTTTACTAGCGCTACCCTTGTGACCCCTGCGCTTGGAACACCCGCCTCGGGCGTCCTGACCAACTGTACGGGGTTGCCAATTGCTAACACAACGGGAACTCTTGCGGTAGCCCGAGGCGGTACAGGTATTACAAGTTTTGGCGCAGGTATTGCTGACTTTTTAGGCACTCCTTCAAGTGCAAACTTGCGAGCTGCGTTAACAGACGAAACCGGCACAGGCTCGGCGGTGTTTGCCACTTCGCCCACGTTGGTAACGCCCGCGCTTGGCACCGTTGCATCAGGCGTTATTTCAGCTTGTACTAGCACCTCAATGGTATTGACCACGCCCGTGTTGGGCGCGGCTACAGGCACAAGTCTAAGCACCACCGGCAACCAAACCATTACCGGCACAGGTAAGCAAGGCTACGCCACAGGCTCGGGCGGTGCGGTTGTTCAGGTGACGAGCAAAGCAACAGGTGTCACGCTAGACAAATCTAATGGCCAAATCACAATGGTCAACTCAGCGCTTGCGGGAACTACGATTGTTTCGTTTACGCTTACTAACAGCGTAATTGAGGCGGGCGACATTATCGTGATGAATCATATTTCTGGCGGCACGTTGGGCGCGTATGCGTTTAACGCTTCTACCGCTGCTGGATCGGCATCAATTAACGTCAGCAACTTAACTACCGGCTCACTATCTGACGCTATTGTGCTGCGCTTTGCGGTCATCAAGGTTGTGAGTGCGTAATGCAAACGCCTATTCTCGGCAGCGCCTATGTTGCTCGCAGCGTAAACGCTGCGGACAGCCGGATGGTGAATTTGTTTCCCGAGATGATCCCCGAGGGCGGGCAAATGCCCGCGTTCCTAAATAGAGCGCCAGGCTTAAAGTTTTTGCAAACAGTCGGCACCGGCCCCATCCGTGGGCTGTGGGCGCACCAGACTAACGGCTCAGACTTTTTTGTGGCTTCCGGTCAAGAGTTTTACAAGCTCAGTAGCTTAACGGGTACACCTACCCTGCTAGGCACGATCAGCGGCACGGGGCAGGTATCCATTGCGGACAACGGCACTCAGTTGTTTATAGCGTGTAACCCACGATCGTACATCTATAACGAAGTCACAAATCAGTTTGCCGAGATTACCGACCCTGACTTCCCTGGCGCAGTAACGGTAGGTTACCTTGACGGTTACTTTGTCTTTAACCAACCAAATAGCCAACTGATTTGGGTAACTCAGTTGCTTGACGGCACACAAGTTGACCCGCTGTCCTTTGCAAGCGCTGAAGGCTCACCCGACGGGTTGGTTGGGCTTAACGTAAACCACCGCGAGGCTTGGCTTTTTGGTACAGACTCGGTCGAGGTTTGGTACAACGCGGGATTGCCTGACTTTCCGCTAACACGCATCCAAGGTGCGTTTAACGAGATTGGTTGCGCCGCAGCATTTTCTGTTGCCAAACTAGACAACGGATTGTTTTGGCTCGGGCAAGACGCGCGCGGTCACGGTATTATTTACCGTTCGCAAGGCTACACAGGCGTGCGTATTAGCACCCATGCTGTAGAGTGGCAAATCCAACAATACGGCAACTTTTCTGACGCGGTAGGGTATACCTACCAACAAGACGGCCACGCCTTCTATGTGCTAAATTTCCCCGCCGCTAACATCACATGGGTCTACGACGTAGCCACCCAAGGGTGGCACGAACGCGCAGGATTTTTAAACGGTGAGTTCACCCGCAACCGTGGCAATTGCCAATGCAATTTTCAAGGCAACATTATTGTTGGCGATTTTGAGAATGGCAACATCTATCAATTAGACTTGGTGCAGTACGCCGACCATGATCAGCCTCAAAAATGGTTGCGCTCATGGCGCGCGCTGCCTACCGGTCAGAACAACTTAAAACGCACCGCACAGCATAGTTTGCAATTAACTTGCGAAACAGGTGTTGGGTTAAACCTTTACCCTGAGTATGAAGGCAACGAAGATTTAACCACCGAAGCTGGCGACATATTGGTAGCTGAGTTTGCGCAAGGCTTTTTGGTTACTCAAGCTAGTGACCAGTTAACCACCGAGAGTGGCGACGGCTTTGAACCTTTGGTAACTGTTAACGCAACCGAGCCATACCCTGACGGGTACGCACTAACAACTACTGGATACCCAGAAGCACCAGGCTACACGCCCCAAGTCATGCTGCGCTGGTCAGACGACGGTGGCCACACTTGGTCAAACGAGCATTGGGTGTCAATGGGAAGAATAGGCACTTACGGCACTCGCGCCATTTGGCGACGCTTGGGCATGACATTAAAGTTGCGCGATCGGGTCTATGAGGTGTCAGGCACCGATCCGGTCAAGATTGACATTGTGGGTGCTGAGTTAATCATTAGCGGTACAAATGCCTAACATTACCCAAATCCCCGCGCCTCGCGTACCGCTAACCGAAAGCAATACGGGGTTAATCAGCACTCAATGGTTTAGGTATTTCAACAACCTTAATACCATTCTTGGTAGCGGCACAGGCATTACTACGCCGGTGTTTGGCGGCACAGGCACAAACGTTATCCCCACAAACGGTCAATTGTTAATTGGTAACTTTGCGGGGGCGTATACCGTTGCGTATCTGACCGCCAATAACGGGTTGTTCTCTACCGTTGGGGATGGCACGTTAGCAGTTGGTATATCTGACACAGGCGTAACGGCAGGCGCTTACGGCTCTGCGTCATCGGTCACAACTTTGACGGTTAACGCAAGAGGTCAGTTAACGGTTGCGGGCTCGGTAGCCATTGCGATTGCAACAAGCCAAATCACTAGCGGCACATTACTTGTCGCGCGCGGCGGTACGGGATTGGCTACCTTGACGGCTAATCAAATCCCTTATGGTAATGGCACGGCAGCGTTTCAATCCTCGGCAAACCTGACTTATGACGGGTCAATATTTACCGCAAAAGCAAACATTGTGGTGGACAAGACGATTACAGCGGCAGGAACAACTGGTAATCAAACCATTAACAAAACGGCAGGGTCGGTTAACTTTGCAATTGCGGCAACCAGTTTGGT